TGCTAAGCGAGAAGCTATGTCTGAAGGACCGTTGTACGAAAGAAAATTTTTATCACAACGAACTCGACTCTTGAAAGGTGTCGCAGTGCCTTACCCTGATTATGATAAAGTTATATCATCGATGATTTGGCACACTAATGCACACCATGGCGTTAAGTGGTCTTATATTAAGGCCTGCTCCTTGAGGATTACCTCCTATATGGAGCCGCGTTGTAAAGATTTGTTTGATTCTTACATTAAATATATGGAACGCGTCTACGTTAACGAATTGAAGGCTGAACCTTCTAAAACTGCCACTAAGATTGACTTCCATTGGGATGTCTTAAGTAAGATGTATAAGACAGATATGGAACTTATGGCACTTTATATTTACACTGAGGGGAAGGGACCTGTCGTTGAATCTTCAGTCCCTTTAAGTCTCGAAAAATGCGTGACAGATTCTTTAAAGCTAGAAGAGCTTACTATATTCGACAAGAACGTAAATTGCGTCACGCGGCGATCTGTTCGATTTTTAGATACAGGTACCGAACCTGTCTTTTTGCCCGAGGCCTTTCCTTTTGGATTGAGCGGCTTAAATTGCAACGATTGTTGAAAAGCTGTGGGATAGAGGGATCTGTTGACACGTTGATCCTTTCTTGTCAAAAGATACAGCCGTTGCAACCACTAGTTTTGAGTGGTGCCAAATACGTTGTCAGCTCTAGACGGGTTTAATTAAAGAGCCGCCCGTTTAAGAGTTTTCTTATTTTAATATGCCTAAAGTTACAGGCATTGTTTGGAATGGTGGTAAGGCTAAGCCTAAGAAGAAGGGTAAAGCTAAGCCTAAGTCTGTGCGTTTGGTGCGTGGTAAATCTAAGAAGAATGTTGGGTTTAAAAGAGGACCTGCTAAACTTGGAGGTGGTCTTACTCAACGAAATTTTAAGGCACCTGCGGCTATTGGGTCACGAATGACTAATCGGTTCCCGCAAGGTTCTATGAGAATTAAGAGAACTGAATTCTTGGAAACATTGTTTACTCAAACGTCTTTCGCGCCCATAGTTTATATGCTCCAACCTGCCTCAATTGATAACTTTCCTTGGCTATCTCAGATAGCCCAGAATTTTGAGCAGTACATTTGGAAATCTGTTAAGTTTAAACTTAAGACAAGTACTGCTTCACTTCTGCCTGGAAAGAACATTTTTGCTACGCAGCATGACATGGCAGATGCTAATTTTTCTTCTTATTATGAAATGAAGAACTATAATGGTGCTGAGTCAGTTAGTGTTTGGCATGATGCACGACATAACTGTATGCTTAGGGGTTCAAATTGGATGAAAAAATATTTTACAAAGACTGATATTGAAGTTGCTACTGCTGGTCAGTTGTACACACCTGCTAAATTTAGCATTGCGCCAGCATTAAACGCAACTTCTACTGAGCTTGGTGATTTGTATGTCGAATATGACATTGAGCTTTTTAACCCTAAGATGCAACCTGAGGAAACAAAGTTAATGGGTATTCAAGCTTATTCTACTGGTACGACGCAAACGCCAATAATTGATTACCCAGTTGGAATAAATGATTTTTACACTAATTGTCTTTCAAGTGGTAACAATAATGCTCAGAAGATTACACCTTTCATGTTCAGTCCACCTGCGTCAGGTGAGATAGAGTTTTCATTCCCTGAGGTTGGTAAGTACT